GTTCTTCTGGAACTTTAGACAAATCTACAAGCGCCTCGTTTCTTTTCCAATACTTAATCATGTTTGCATCGCAAAAATCCTCTGGTTCTCTACTCATATCTAACCAACCACTAAGATTCTTTTTAGTGATAGGTCGTTGGCGGCGGTTTTCTACGAAAACCTCATCTTCTGAAAGAAAGTTTGGAATACCATCCGACTTGTCTCCACGAATAATATGTTCACGAAGATATTTTGTTGGATCGTTCTCCTTAAGAAACTTCTTGAGAATAGGACTATACTGAGAAACATTTGGATATTTCTGCAACTGTTTAAAATCCTTATCACTAGATACGATTAGAATCTTTTCGCATGGAGCATATTTTTCTACAATCACCGCAATGATGTCATCCGCCTCTGCACGTTCCTCTTCAATACACTTATAAGGAAAATGTTCACGCAATTCACGTTTGACTTCATGCATTGTGTTGAAGATTAACCCCCAATCAACACCAGAATCCTCTCGTTCTTTCTTTCTAGAAAACTTATAAAATGGAAAAATATCCTTTCTCCAATAGTTTTTGTTGTCACAACAAATAACTATATTACCATAATCTCCCGAAAACTTTTTCTTTATGTTTAGGATAGAATTCAGAATCATATGGCGTATAAGCCCATCGTCTATATCATCAGTATTTTTTCCAACTTGTGTCATTAGATTGGAAATAATAACCTGACTTAAATCTATTAAAATCATAGTTCTATAACCTGTTTTGTTTTAATTACTCTTAATAATACCAGTACACTCGTTCAATGTCAAGCAGTTTTTAAAACAAACCATTCGGGTATTGGTCTTTTACTCCACACCATCTTGAATCTTTCCTGTTTAGTCTGGTAGAATGCACGATATGATTCTACTACATCTGACATCATACATTCTGGATTAGACTTCATAGCAAGAGGTTGTTGTGTTTTGTAACCAACAGGAATATTTTTTGGGGGTGATGCAAGAATTTCTCTTAACCGCAAATCTGCACCATGTTTCCTTCCATATCTAAACTCATACTCATCACACAATGCACAAAAGTGTACATAGTGCCAATTGTAGTTGTTATTAGATTGCATAGTCCACATAGTAGAAGGATGTTTGTGATGTACCGCTTTATACAACACATTCTCCAAATTACTATCTGGATGCACCCAATAGTCAATCATTCTTTTACCAGACTTAGATGGGCGTTTTTCTACATAACCATCCAGTATACGATGTGCAGTTGACAACATCTGTGCAGATTCTGTAGGCATCTTTACAACATGTTTATCGCACTGCTCGATTGCAGAAACTATAGGGTCTCTATTGAGAACAAAAATATTCATGTGTCCCTCATTTGTTTTAATAACTACTAATATATAGTAGCGTCAAACAAATGTCAATAAGTTTTTTGAAATAAGTGAATTATATTGAAGTAGAATACTTGCATATGAAATAAGAATCCACTACATCTGATATAGGATTTCCTATTTTTTCTGATTTTTGTGAAAATTCTTCTATAAGGTTTCTTGATGTTTCATTGAAAAATGATTCATACATCAATTCTTTTTTTGCATTTCCTTTACCAGTTGCAAATTTTTTTATTTGAGTTGGTGCAACCAAAGTAAACTTAATGTCTGATTGCCACATTTTGTATTTTAGAAGTCCACAGTTTTCTGCAATATGGAAAACCTTTCCAGTAGAACCATAACTATAATCCTCAAGAAAGACTTCCTCAACTTCATGAGAAATTAGAATATCCATTGCCCAATCAGATATAAAATCATACCTTTCTTCAGGCGTGGAAAAGTTGGACAGATTTTCTTGTCCATCTAAATTTTTATAATTGTAATCTGAAAATTTTTTTGTGTTTGATAAGAAATATATCTTACAATTATCAAACTTTATTTTTTCAACCTCTCCCTCATATACACATACAGAAGGAGAGGTCAAACTATAATCAATTCCTGCTATTCTTCGAATTCTTCCCATTCATCTTCATCCATATAGTCATCCTCTTCTATATTTATATAGTCTTCTAGAGGTTCACCACAGACTGGACAAAAACGAATTTGTTCGGAATTATGGGTTTCTATTGTATATTCTCCAGCACACAAATTACAGCCTATTTTTTGCATTTATTATTCCTTTATGCTGCGTAGGCTTCTTCCCAAGTTCCTTTCAACCCTGCTACTTCATATTCAGTCACACGATTCTCAAAGAAATTAGTATGATCTGCACCATTAAGAATCCACTCTAACCAAGGTAGAGGATTTTCTTTTACTTTAAAATTGGTTTTAAGGCCCAACTGAAGAAGTCTTCTGTCTGTTATATATCTAATATAAGTTTTTACATCATCGGAACTGAGTCCATCTATATCACCAAGATTATAGGCAAGGTCAATAAATTTATCTTCAAGTTCTACTGACATTCGTGCCATTTCATAAATTTCTTTTTTAAAGGAATCATCAACAATTCTAGAGTGTTCGTTGCAGTATGTTCTGAAAAGTTTTGAAACACCCTCAACATGCATAGATTCATCACGAATACTCCATTCGACAACTTTACCCATACCCTTCATCTTACCATAACGTTGAAAATTCAACAACATTACAAATGAAGCAAATAGTGCAACACCTTCATTGAATACTGCCTTTGCAAGCGCCAAACCCAAACCTCTCACCGTAGATGGGTCAGAAGCCGTCATAAAATCAACCTTATCCGTCATTTCATCATATTCTAAGAATGCATGATATTCACTATCTGGAAGTCCAAGAGTATCATTGAGTAGAGCATATGCACGTTGGTGGATTCCTTCTCTCGTTGCAAATGAACCCAACATGTTGCGAACTTCGTTATTTTTAAATTTTGGAATAAACTGTTCAAAATAATTTTTACCAACCTCAACATCAGATTGTGTAAAAAGTCTTAAGATGTTTGTAATATAATCTTTTTCAACTTCTGTAACTCTACCAGTTTTCCAATCAGTCACATCTTCAGAAAGGTCAACTTCATCTTCAATCCAGTGAGCCTTTTCGTGTCTAGTAGTAATTTCTACTGCCCAAGGATAAAAAAATGGTTTGTATGCAATAGATGGTTTCATCAATCCACCAGATAATTTTTTCATTATCTTTTCTGCGTTATTCATCAAATCATCATAACCACCAAGACGTTTTCCATCCACAAAAATTTGGGGCATAGAATTTACAGGTTTTGCAGTATTTGCAATTGTTTCCTTTACACCATTTAATCTTTGATAAAATTGTAAACGTTGTTCTTCATCATCTAATACGATTTCTGAAAAACTGATACCGTGGTCATCAAACCAACTTTTTGCCTTTACACAAAAGGGACAACCTGATTTTGAATATAACTGAACTTCCATTTTTTTCCTCTTTATCCTTGACATGCAAGACATTCATCTTGCGAGTCCTCTGTTGTTTGTTGTGAAGCAAAGTCTTGCAAAGCTTCTCTTTCGATCTTTTGTGCAACATTTTCTGCACGATTTGATGTTTCGGTTCTCAAATAATAAAGTCCCTTACATCCCTGTCTCCATGCCTCATAATGAATTTTATGGAGATATGCCTTGGTTGCCCCTGCAGGGAAGAATACATTCAATGACTGTCCCTGACAAAGATATTTTTGTCTATCACCGGCTAGTTCAATTACTTTTAATTGATCTATCTCAATTGCAGTTTTAAATACATTTTTAATATGTTCATCTAAATTCAAATGTTGAATAGAACCACCATTTGTAATAATAGAAGACCAAATCTCTTCTGTATTCATACCAACCTTTTCAAGTTCTTCTTCCAAGTAAGAGTTTTTAATCAAATGAGATCCCGCTCTAGTCCTGTGCGTGTATGCATTTGCCTTAGATGGTTCAATCGAAGGTGATGTTCCTGCAATAATAGAACTGTTTGCGTTTGGGGCAATTGCAAGGAGATGAGAATTTCTCACACCATATCCTTTCATGTCTGGACACTCACCCTTTTCGATAGCAATTTCTTTAGTAGATTCTACCGCCTGTTCTTTAATTCTTTTGAACATCTCTTCATTTATAATTTTTGCATCATCTGATTCAAATGGAACTCTATGTCTATGTAAATATGAATGGAACCCCATTGCACCAAGTCCAAGAGATCTTTCTTGTTCTGCAGAATATTTTGCTCTACTAATTTCATCTGGTGCATGGTCAATAAAATATTGAAGAACATTGTCCAAAAATTTAATCAAGTCTTTTACTAAAGATGTGTCTTTCCACTCATCATATAATTCTAAATTTAGTGAAGAGAGACAACACACAGCAGTTCTGTCATCTGATGTTGGCAGATGAATTTCGTTGCAAAGATTTGAACCATGGATTTTTAAACCTTTATCTTGCATAGGAGATGGCAATGCACGATTTGCCGTATCGATAAAGTTTAAATAAGGCTCTCCTGTTCTGTATCTAACTTCTAACAATTGTTCCCAAAGTTTACGAGCCTGTGTTGTATCTCTTACTGATTTATCAGCGGGGTCAATAAGATCCCAATTTTCATCATTCCTCACTGCTCTCATAAAATTATCTGTAATGTTAACCGCATGATGAATATTAAAACATTTTCTATTCACATCCCCTGTTGGTACACGAATATTAAGAAACTCTATAATGTCTGGGTGATCGATATCAATATAAGCAGCGTAAGAACCCTTACGAGTGCGACCCTGACGATATGCAGTCATATCTGCATCAACAGTCCTAAGAAAAGGAATAGGGCCTGGCGCCTTATTAGATACCGACCTAACATGTGACCAGTGTCCTCCGACACCACCACCTTTAACTGACAACCATCTCAATTCAGATGAGTGGTCGATAAGACCCTCTAGGGTATCTGGCACATATGCCAAGAAACACGAAATGGGCAACGCCTTGGCCTTCTCTCCATACTTTGGAGCGTTTGATAAAACTGGAGAAGAATACATGAACCATCCCTTAGACACTGCA